CCAGCGAGCCATTCGAACTTCAAGTGGCGCGTGGTCAGGTTGCCTACCACACCCCGCAGTTTAAGTTTGGCTTTAATCCTGACGTCGACGACTCACTTGAGACAGTGTGGGCTGAGGGCGGACTTTACAGCTATCTGTCTGCGGCTACTGTATTGAAGATATCTAGTTCGTCCGCAAATGACACGTCTGCTGGTACGGGCGCAAGAACGGTCCAGTTGTACGGTTTGGACGCCGACTACAACGAGATCAACGAGACGGTCACCCTAAACGGCCAGACTGCGGTAAATACCACAAATGAGTTCCTTCGCATAAACAGAATAGTTGTTAGGTCTGCTGGTTCAGGTGGGCAGAATGCCGGAGTCGTATACGCTGGAACGGGGACAGTTACTTCCGGTGTTCCCGCCAACAAATATGCCACCGTAGCCGCTGGAGACAATCAATCCCTTATGGCGCTGTGGACAGTGCCTGCTGGGCACACAGCTTATCTGCTGCAGAAAGATTTAACGGTAGCAACTTCGCAAAACAATAAATACGCCACTGTCCATCTTGTAGCTCGTCCGCTTGGGGAAGTTTTCCAAACGAAAGACAAGCACGTTATGGATAACAATACCTTGCATCAGAAGTACGATATCCCCCTAAAGTTTGTCGAAAAGACTGACTTAGAGGTTCGTTGCATTGGTGACTCTGCTGGCGCGGACATAGCAATATCAGCAGGTCTTGACATCGTGTATATCAAGAACGGGGACACTTTCTGATGCCTGAAAAAAAGAAAGACTCTCGTCTCGCACGCGCTGGAGTGTCTGGTTACAATAAGCCAAAGCGTACACCCAACCACCCAACTAAATCGCATGTCGTTGTGGCCAAGCAGGGCGATCAGGTCAAAACCATTCGGTTCGGACAGCAGGGTGTAAAGACCAACCAGACTGTTGGTCAGCGCAAAGCTTTTAAGTCTCGCCATCAGAAAAACATTTCCAAGGGAAAAATGTCTGCTGCTTACTGGGCTAATAAGGTCAAGTGGAGTCCAAGCAAGACAGCATCCAGTTCCAAGAAGTGGAAAAAAGGCTCATGATTTCCCGGTCTAACATGGGTAAACAGCTTACAGGTAACCGCAAGAAAACTCCGAAGGCGATGACCTACCGTGGTATGGTGTCTACTGGTGATGACGCCAAAGACCTCGCCATAGTACGTATGGCTAAGGGCGGCAAAGCTAAGAGCCGTGTTAACGAAGCTGGTAATTACACCAAACCCGCCATGCGGAAACGCTTGTTCAACAGCATTAAGGCTGGGGGCAAGGGCGGTAAGCCGGGCCAGTGGTCTGCACGTAAGGCCCAGATGCTGGCCAAGCGGTATAAGGATTCTGGTGGTGGGTATAGAGATTGAGTCCGATCTCCGTAGCTGGTCCCGTGAAGTGTTGGAAGTACCGAACTCCCACCTTGGGAACTTGCCCCCATGTCCGTACGCGAAACAGGCGTGGGTAGATAACAAAGTACAGGTTATCGAAACTGCTAATATCTACGCTGACGCCTTAAAGCTCTGTACTTCCTTTAGTACGATAGGCAAAGAGCTGGTTGTTTTGGCTTCCTATAACCTGCCGGAACTAGCCTTGTTTAACGACTACGTTGCACAGCTAAACAAAACTTTCCCTACCTTGCACTGCATGGAGTTTCATCCGGACTACGGGGCAGAGGACGCAGAGCTGGATTTCTTGGCGGATAACGATTGGGTAAGCGGCGTGGATGCCCCATACTGTATGTTGTTTATACAAGACCTTGAGTTAGTTGTCCGGGCTAGTGACAAATTACAACGTTTGGGGTATTATAGCGCGTACCCCGAAGCAGAGTACGAGCAACTCGTGGTTAAGCGGAAAAGGAGACTAACCCATGGCTATGAAACCAAGGGCGATGAAGAAGAAGCCCGTAGCGATGAAGCGCGGCGGCGCTGCTAAGAAGATGATGCGTGGCGGCGCAATGAAAAAGAAGCCTATGATGATGAAGCGCGGCGGCGCCGTTAAGAAGATGATGCGCGGCGGCGCTATGAAGAAGAAATAGCGGTGAAAAAGCCTCAAAAAAGTCTGAGAGCTTGGACCAAGCAGAAATGGCGGACAAAGTCTGGTAAGCCATCAACGCAGGGTTCCAAGGCTACAGGGGAACGCTATCTCCCTGAGAAGGCTATCAAGGCTTTGTCTGACAAAGAGTACGCCGCCACTACGAGGGCAAAACGTGCCGCCACGAAAAAGGGTAAGCAGGTTGCCAAGCAACCTAAAAAGATCGCCAAGAAGACGGCGAAATATAGGAAGGCTAGGTAATGGCAGTTGTCGTACCCGCACTATCTGAACTGTTTGAAGAAGCGTACGAACGTGCGGGTCTCGAAATGCGTTCGGGTTATGACCTTAAGACTGCGCGCCGTAGCCTCAATATAATGACGCTTGAGTGGCAGAACCGTGGCCTGAACTTGTTTACTATCGAGGCGGGCACCTTGCCTCTGACTGCGGGTACGGCGACATACACACTGCCTTCAGACACCATCGATATAATTGAGCATCAGTTGCGTACGGGTTCTGGCACGTCGCAGTTAGACGCTTACATTGAACGTATGAGTGTATCTACGTACTCTCAGCAGGGTAGCAAAAACGTTCAAGGGCGCCCTTCTCAAATTTACGTGCAGCGTAACGCTACGGATGTCCAAGTTACTTTATGGCCTGTGCCTGACGCTAATCAGTCGTACACGCTGGCGTATTACCGACTCAAAGGTATCGACGGTTTGGCGTCCGGGATTGGTGGCGCTACAGAAACTATACCGCCACGGTTTGTTCCCGCACTCGTTTCTGGCTTGGCGTATTATATCGCTATGAAGAAGCCCGAAGTTGCTGACCGGGTCATCCCACTTCAGCAAGAATACGAGAAGCAGTTTGCTATGGCCGCAGATCAAGATCAAGATCGTTCGACCCTTCGGATTGTACCGTTTGCGGTTGGAGGTATGTGATGCCTGCTTATGCTTCTGGCAAACACGCATATGGTATATGCGACCGTAGTGGGTTCCGTTATAAGTTAAAGGATCTCGTATACGAGGTTCAGCACGGCGAGCGGACTGGCCTGCGTGTGGGGTACGACATTGTTGACCCTGACCAACCCCAGAATTTTCTAGGGCAGGTTAACACTACGGACCCGCAATCCCTACTAAACCCTCGCCCTGATTCTAACCCGGGTCGAGGGCTTTTTGGATGGAACCCTGTTTGGAACCCTGCACAGTATATGGTAGGGTCCGTAGGGACACTCACTGTAAACATAACCGACGGAGACTAATAGCCATGAGAATGAGACCCCCCACCCCAGGTCGACGCCCCGCTACAGGCCCCAAAAAAGCCGCTCGTCAAGCAGCGCGTAGAGACGCTCGTAAAACAATGCGGCAGGCTATTCGCAAGGCGTCCACGCCGGAAGGCAAACAACAAGCTGCAGTGTCTACTATGGCTAGTATGCAAGGCGCAAGGCCGGGCCTCCAACGGGCGGCTGGCCGCGCTGCGAATCGTGCTCTAAATCGCACTCAAGCTGCTCCTTCCGGCAGGCCGCCTTCTCGCCCTTCCCTTAATCAGCTCCAAGCTGCTCAAGCCGCTGCTGGTGGTCGTGCTGTTCCTTCCAGCAGGCCGCCTTCTCGCCCTTCCCTTAATCAGCTCCGGGCTGCTCAAGCTGCTTCCAAGGTTGGCCAAGGCATGATGGGCATGAAAAAAGGCGGTAAGCTGAATATGGTTAAAGGTCCGGATGGTAAAATGGTGCCCGACTATGCTGCCGACGGCGTAGGTAAGATGGCCAAGGGCGGCAAGGCCAAGGCTAAAGGCGGCAAAACCAAGGTCAAAAAGATGAAAGATGGCGGTACGTGTCGCGGTATGGGCGCTGCTACTCGTGGCGGCAACTATAAAATGGGGTAAGTTCTGATGAACTACACTGAGCTGGTAGCGGCGATACAAGATTACACACAGAATGAGGAGACGAGTTTTGTTTCCAACATTCCTAACTTTGTCGAACAGGCAGAAGAGCGGCTTAACCGCTCTATTATGGTGCCTGAACTACGGAAGAATGTATCTGCCACTACCACCAATGGTAATTTTTACCTAGCTCGACCCGAAGACTTTCTGTCGGTCTTCTCCTTAGCTGTTGTAGACGCGTCTGGCGACTATTCGTTTTTGCTCGACAAAGACGTTAATTTTATTCGCGAGGCTTATCCCGCCTCTAGCACTTCGGGGCTCCCGCTGTATTACGCTCAGTTTGATGGAGACACCACTACTGGGGAAGGTAACTTTATCCTTGGGCCTACCCCCGACGCTGCATACACAGTTGAACTGCACTACTACTACGATCCACCCTCGATTGTGACCACAAGTACATCTTGGTACGGGGATAACGCTGAGTCTGCACTGCTATACGGTTCGTTAATAGAGGCTTATACGTATATGAAGGGTGAGGCGGACCTCATTCAGCTGTACACTACTCGTTATGGGGAAGCTCTTGGCCAGCTTACTGGAATCCAACTCCGTAGTAACACAGATGAATACAGAGATGGTAAGCTCTAGTACGTAGCCCTACAAAACACAAAGGAGCCCGATATGGCTTTTACAGGTAACTTTATGTGTACGTCGTTTAAGCAGGAATTGCTAACGGGGGTACATGACTTCACTGCTGGTACAGGCGATACCTTCAAACTCGCGTTATATGACAACAACGCCTCTTTCACGGCGGCTACCACTGCGTACACTGCGACCAATGAGGTAGGGGATTCCGGCAGCTATTCGGCGGGTGGTGGTACTTTGACAAGCGTGACACCAACAAGCTCGGGGACCACCGCGTTTTGTGATTTCAACGATTTGGACTTTACGTCGGCCACGATCACTGCACGCGGTGCTTTGATCTACAACAGCAGTGTCGCTGGTAACCCGGCTGTGGCGGTTCTTGACTTCGGCGCGGATAAAACCTCTACAAATGGTACGTTTACAATTCAATTCCCAACCGCAGACGCCACTAACGCGATTGTCCGTATCGCCTAAGGAGGAGAACCTCCATGGTTACGCTTGTTAACAGAGCTAAAGTTGCAACCTCTACGACAGGTACGGGTACAATTACTCTTGCCTTAAAAGAGTCTGGGTTTCAGACCTTTGCAGAGGCTGGGGTGTCCAACGGGGATGTCGTCCGCTACACCATCGAGGATGGTAGCGCCTTTGAGATTGGGTCGGGGACGTACACTGCTTCGGGTACGACTTTAACTCGGACGCTAGATGAAAGCTCCACAGGGTCTCTTCTAGACCTATCGGGTAACGCTGTAGTATTTGTCACGGCGGCGGCAGAGGATATCCAACAGCCACCGTCTGAAGGGGCGTTTGTTGACGGCGACAAGACAAAGCTTGATGGTATTGAGGCTTCGGCTGACGTAACCGACACAGCCAACGTAACGTCAGCGGGTGCTTTGATGGACAGTGAGGTTACGAACCTTGCGCAGGTCAAAGCCTTTGACAGTGCAGACTATGCCACGGCAGCTCAGGGCACCAAAGTAGATTTCTTGACGGTCACACAGGCGGTTGATCTGGACCAAATGGAGACCGATATCGCCGCCCTTGCAAACGGCATGGTGTACAAGGGTGACTGGGACGCGTCATCAGGCAGCTTCCCGGGTTCAGGATCAGCGCAGACTGGTTGGTTCTATTATGTTTCGGTAGCGGGAACTGTTGACAGCGTATCTTTTGATGTAGGGGACAACATTGTCGCCACAACCGACAACGCTTCTACCTCTACTTATGCGAGCAATTGGTCAAAGCACGACCAGACAGACGCCGTACAAGCGGTTGTTGGGCTAACAGGCTCAATTTCTAAAAGCGCACTACTATCCGCGTTGAACGTAGAAGACGGAGCCGACGTAACAGATACGACTAACGTCACGGCTGCTGGGGCTTTGATGGACAGTGAGGTGACGAACCTTGCTCAAGTTAAAGCTTTTGATAGCGCCGATTACGCCACTGCCGCACAGGGTACTACCGCAGACAGCGCAGTGCAGCCCAATGACAGCCCTACGTTTGGCAATATCACTGTCACAGGCACGGTTGATGGTCGTGACGTAGCTACTGATGGCACGAAGCTGGACGGCATCGAGGCTGGCGCTGATGTAACTGACACAACCAATGTTACTGCCGCTGGTGCTTTGATGGACAGTGAGCTAACGGACATTGCTGCTGTAAAGGCTCTGGATCAGGGTGTTGCCACAACTGACGGCCCTACTTTTGATGCTGTCGAGATTGGTACTGGTGCGGATGCTCATGCAAACGCCAACGATTTTGCAATCTCCAAAGCTGCCAACAACGTTGGTCTGAGCATTCTAGGTAATGATGGTACGGGAATTTCTCGTATCTACTTTGGCTCACAGACAAGCACCCAAGCTGCAAAAATTCAGCACAATGAGAGCAATGGTCGGCTGTTTGTTCAGTCCGAAGATGACCTGTTTTTCCAAACAGGTGGTACTAACAACCGCATGATGGTTGACGGCGCTACCGGCAACGTTGGCATTGGCCTTGGCACAACAGCGGCATCCACAGCCCTTGAAGTGTCTGGTACAGTTACAGCTACTGCGTTTGCGGGTGACGGCTCTTCCTTAACGGGCCTCGCTGGTCAGGTGTACGATATCCAAGAGTTTACTTCGTCAGGTACTTGGACACGTCCTACAGATTATCTTTCCACAGATGAGGTGTGGGTTTGGGTTGTAGGTGGCGGTGGCGCTGGTGGAGCAGACCCTACAGCAGCTCAAGCCGTAGGCGGCAACGGTGGTGTGGGTGTTTATATAGCTTGGGACATGAGTTCGCTTGGTTCAACCGAGACAGTCACTGTGGGCGCAGGGGGTACAGGAGGTACTGGAGCAGGTGCTGATGGCGGGAATAGCTCCTTCGGAACAAGTGGTTCTTACGGTTACATCCAAGCAGACGGTGGTGAAGGTGGTGTTCAAAACGACGGAGCTACTGGTACTCAGTCTATTGTTATGTATGACACATTAAAGAGTGCGAATACGACTATTAATCTAACAAATGGCGAAAATCCTTTCTACGGAAAAGCTGTCAACGACACAAACGCCACCTCCAGCACTGCAATTAACGCAACTATCTACGGCGGCGGTGCAGGAGCTAGTAACAACAACGAAGGTGGTTTCTCAATGTGGGGTGGTAACGGCGGTACTGCACGACAAAACGGCGGTGCGACAGGTGCTGGCCGTTTTCCCGGAGGCGGTGGAGGCTCTAACGACTCTGATGGCGGTAATGCTGGTAATGGCGGTAACGGAACCGTGGTTGTGTATACAAAAAGGACAGTCCTGTGATAAAGTACATAATTGACACAGCAACTGAAACAACTCTCAACAAGATTATAGTTGATCCTGACAACCTACCCCCTCTTCCAGCTGGACAAGAGTACAGAGATAGTGGTGGTAACAAGGGGCAATCTTGGAACGGTTCTGAGTGGGTCTACTCTACTGAACGTCTTGAAAGAGATGAGAGGGCTAGACGTGACAATAAGTTGGTCAAGTACGTTGACCCGATTGCTACCAATACTCTACGTTGGAATGCCCTTAGTTCTGAAGAGCAAGCTGCGTGGGCTGCTTACCGCCAAGCACTACTGGATGTGCCACAGCAAGATGGTTTCCCGAATACTATCACTTGGCCTACGGAGCCGAGCTGATGCCTAACGCTCTCGGAATCAGCGGCACCTACCAAGCCATCCGCAGTTCTAATGGCCCTGCGCAACACATTGCGATCAGTCTTGTTGGTCTGACCTATTGCGGAATGTTTGTTGGTATGGTGCCTGATATTGTTTTGCTCGCGTGGGCGGCATCATCAGTGCTGGTATTGCTTGCAACTGTCTGGCTTAAAAAGATTTGGCTAAAGCGTTCACTTCTGTTGGACTTTACGCTGTCTTTTGCTGTTTTGACGTTTTATCTTCTGCACGATCACAGCGCACCGACTGGGCCTGTTTATCATGTTATGGCAGTAGACGGCATGCGGGCTGGATCGCGCGGGCAAGACCCAATGAATATGTTAGATATGTTCTCTCACAGCTTGGCCTGTGTTATGATGGCCACATGGAGCCTCTACCTTGCCAACCTTGTTCAGAGGCAGCTATTGGAAGCTCAACGATTTGAAGTAACGTTTAACGGCGAGGTGTTGAAATGAATATCGACATGGAAATGCTGACGCCTATCCTCATTGCCTTAATCGGTGCAGGCGGTCTTTGGCAGTTACTTTCTTTAAAGGCCAAGCAGACCCATGAGGCACTAATGCGAGACCGATCTGAGCGTTCTGAGTTCAACGATACCTTGAAGCAACAGGTGGACCGCCTTGCTCAACAGGTAGCTGAGTTGTCATCTGAGAAAGAAGCACTGCTAAAGTCTATTGGTGATTTGAAAGCCGATCTTGCCGCTGCGCAAGTCACAATCAAGTCGCTCGAACAAGCGATGATGAGGAAATAAAATGCGAAACATTGATACCATCGTTATTCACTGCACTGCGACTCGACCTAATTGGTGGGCAGGCAAAAGTGCAAAACAGAAAACTGCTGAGATTCGTCGCTGGCATGTAGAAGATCGAGGCTGGTCAGACATTGGCTATCATTATCTCATTGATCGAGATGGCACAGTCACTGAGGGTCGTTCACTAGAACGTACAGGCGCACACGCCAAGAACCACAACACAGGCTCAGTAGGCATTACATTGTTTGGTGGTCACGGTGGCAATGCTTCAGACAAGTTCGATGACAACTTCACTGAAGATCAGGATCGTGCGCTGCGTGAATTGATCGACAATCTAAAAGCCGACCACCCCATCACCAAGATTATCGGACACAACGAGGTATCGAACAAGGCTTGTCCTACGTTTGTTGTTGGCGATTGGCTGGCAAAAGAACCTGTCAAGATGCGGCCACCTCTGGTTACTTCACAGCAGCGGACACGACCAGCGCAAAGCCGCACGGTGCAGACTTCAGTAGTCCAAGGCGTCTCAGCAGCAGGTGGCGCTGTAGCGGCCTTACAGACGCTGGACGGCACGGCGCAGATTATTGTGCTTGTGGGCTGTTTTGCATTTGCAATGATGGCAATGTTTATTCTCAAGGAGCGGTTGAAGTCATGGGCAGCAGGCTGGCGCTGATTTTTCGGCAGTGGTTTGAGAAGTTTGGGCAGGCTTGGTCTGCCTGTATGTTTATGATGGTCGAGGGCGACCTAACTGCTCTTAGTTTTTATCACGCTCAAGTGGCTGCGAAGACAGGCAGCATCGCCGGTCTTGGATTTGTAATTGCTGCTCAGTTTGGCGCAGCGAACAATCTGTGGCTTAGTGCTTGGATCATCGGCATAATCACGATGTTTGCTGACATCCTCGTTCACCCAACGCATTTTGGGCCGGCTTGGATGGAAGCTGTATGCACTGGATTAGGTGCTGCTCTTCTTTGCGCAGTATTCGATAAAGTCTGGAGAAAGAAGGCTGGCTAATGTTTCTATTCGCAAAAATAAAAATGTATCTGGCCGCAGCTGGCGCAATCATTGCCGCGCTTGGCGTGGCCTACTTGCGAGGAAGATCCGCCGAGGCCGAAGCCGAACATGAAAGGGAACTGAATGAGTACGTCGAAACGCGCAAAAGGATGGACGCCGTGGACAGTGGCGGCAATCCTGACGATGCCCGCGCTTGGCTGCGCTCCCGTCAGCAGTCCGAACGCGATCTGTGATGGCACGGTGACGCTGCGCAATCAGCATGCCAATGCGCTTCTACAGGATGGTGGCGACCAGTCTTTGCAAACAGGTGCAGCATTGATTGGTGCCCTCGATGCTGGCTGTGAGCCCGAGTAAGTAAGTGCTAGGTTTTGCCCCCCTTGCTGGCCTCACCGTTGCGGGTTCAGGTGAGCTTACTGAGACTACTACTGTAGTAGTTACTGGGGTTTCTGCCGCCACTGCAGTTGGTTCCGTAACTATCTCCGCGGACGCCAACTTCGAGGCCACTGGAGTTTCTGCTACCACTGCCGTTGGTTCCGTAACTATCTCCGCGGGCGCTAATGCAGCCGCTACTGGGGTTTCTGCTACCACTGCAGTTGGTTCTGTAACTATTTCCGCTGACGCCAACTTCGAGGTTACTGGGGTTTCTGCCGCCACTGCAGTTGGTACAGCCGAAGTAATCACCCGTACTTTTGTGGAAGTAACTGGAGTTTCGGGTGCAGGTAGTGTAGGTTTAGCCACAGTAACCGGCGGTGCCGTCGTTGTGCCGAACGGCGTATCGGCTAACGGACAAGTCGGGTACCCGGTTGTTTGGGGGCGTATAGTCCCTGATCCGGAGACAAGTTGGGCGCAAATATCCCCTGCTCCGGGGACAAGTTGGGCGCAGGTAGCTCCTGATCCGGGGACAAGTTGGACGCAGGTAGCGCCTGCTCCAGGGACAAGTTGGGCGCAGGTATCCCCTGCTCCGGGGACAAGTTGGGTGCGGATAGCAGCATAAGGGTGAAAAATGCCTAGTACATATACAACTAACGGCGGCATTGAGCTTCCTGCGAACGGCGAACAAGCCTCTACGTGGGGCACCACCGTCAATGACAACATGCAAATCATCGACCGTCTAACCAATGGCGTCGGTACAATTACGCTATCTGGCACTACGCACACACTAACGACTAGTGACGGTGCTCTTTCTGATGGACAATACAGCGTGTTGGTCTTGAGTGGGTCTCCGTCAGGTACCAACACTATTACTGTAGAACCCAACGACGCACAGCACGTATATATCGTAAAGAATGCAAGCGGCCAAACCGCTACGTTTACCCAAGGTTCTGGTGCGAACGTGAGTGTTCTAGACGGCACTACAAAAATTATTTACTGCGACGGGGGTGGTACGGGCGCTGCAGTGGTAGACCTGACAGGCTCTATTGACCTCGGTGCTCTGATTGTAGCTGGTGTTACAGTTACGGCTACTGGTGCAGAACTCAACATCCTCGACGGTGTCACTGCTACGACAGCAGAGTTGAACATTCTTGATGGTGTTACAGCTACAACAGCCGAGTTGAACATTCTTGATGGTGTCACTGCGGACGCAACTGAAATCAACATCCTTGACGGGGTGACGGCCACAACAGCCGAGTTGAACATCCTTGATGGTGTTACAGCTACAACAGCTGAGTTGAACATTCTTGACGGTGTGACGGCGGATGCAACGGAGTTAAACATCCTTGATGGCGTTACAGCTACGACGGCTGAGATCAATCTGCTGGACGGTGTGACGGCCACAACCGCCGAAATCAACTACGTTGACGGCGTCACTTCCGCGATCCAGACGCAGCTAGACGCCAAGGCGGCGGACACAACGCAGGCAGCGGCTACGTGGGAGGCGGGCACAGGCACAACAGAAAGTATTGTCAGCCCGGCTAAAGTTAAGGCTGCAATAGAGAGTTTGCTGGTCACAGACTACACCATGAACCAGAACGGCTATCTGGAGCTGTTTATGGGCTTCAAGTTGGTTTGGGGGACGTTTACAAGCACCGGAGATGACGAAATTGACGTCACTTTCCATGAAGCCTTTGACAACGCCTGTTGGGGAGTGACGCTGGGTGGCTTCACCAACTATACTTCGGCGGGTGGAGCGAACGGATCGACTTACGACATGACCCTGACGGGCTTCAAGACAAACAGGCCCGACAGCACTGACGGCACAAATTTAACCATGAGATACATTGCGTGGGGAAATTGACTGAGTTTTGTCGTGTTCGCTTGACAAGAAAGGTAGCCTAGATGACACTTACAAAGCTTCAGTTTCGCCCGGGCATTGTGCGTGATGTAACCAATTACACCAACGAAGGTGGGTGGCGCGACGGGGACAAAATTAGGTTTCGTATGGGCTTTCCAGAAACCATCGGCGGTTGGACGCGGTTTACCTCTAGTACGTTTCTCGGCACCTGCAGAGATTTGCATTCATGGACTACGTTGGATGGCACTAACCTCGTCGCTGCAGGTACTAACCTGAAGTTATACGTGGTAGACGGTAACGACCCGATTGACGTTACCCCGATCCGGGAAACTACTTCCGCGGGAGACGTAACTTTTGCCGCTACTGACGGCTCAACAACAATTACGGTTACCGACACCAACAACGGCGTTTTTCTGAATGACTTTGTAACTTTCTCCGGGGCGACAAGTCTTGGCGGCGCTATTACTGCGGAGGTGTTGAATAAAGAATATCAGGTCGCTTCTGTTGTCGACGCGAGTACTTACACAATTACCAGCGCCGTGGCCGCAAACGCGTCGGATACAGGTAACGGGGGCAGCTCTACAGTAGGTACGTATCAGATCAACACAGGTCTAGATTCTTCCTCGTCAGGTTCGGGCTGGGGTGCTGGACCGTGGAGTCGTGGGACGTGGGGCTCTTCAGCCGATGTTTCGGTCCCCGGTGCACAGTTACGCCTTTGGTCTATGGATAATTTCGGCGAAGACTTAGTCGCCAACGTACGTGGTGGGGGTATATACTACTGGGATACCTCTGGGGGTTTCAGTGCACGGGCGGTGGATATCACGTCTTTGAGTGGTAATAACCAACCACAAGTCGCCAACATTGTCCTCGTCTCCGAGCGAGATCGCCATGTCCTTGCGTTTGGGTGTGACCCTGAAGCCGACCCCGGGGTTCAAGACCCGCTCACTATACGATTCTCTTCGCAAGAGAGCATTACTGACTGGGAGGCGCGGGCCGATAACACTGCTGGAGAGCTTCGGATTGGTACGGGCTCTGAGATTGTCGCCGCTGTACAGACCAAACAGCAAGTTATTGTATTCACAGACCGATCTGTATCGGCAATGCAGTTCATTGGTGCGCCGTTTACTTTTGGTGTGTCCGAGGTCTCCACAAATACGTCTATTGTTTCTCAAAACGCTGCTGTTGCGTTTGGTGACGTTGTGTACTGGATGGGCGACGAAGTATTTTACCTATATGACGGTAACGTGCAGATTATCCCATGCCCTGTGGAAGAGTATATATTTGACGACCTGAACCTTTCTCAGAAAGCTAAAGTTACCTCTGGGGTAAACAGTAAGTTTAACGAGATATGGTGGTTTTACCCCTCTACAGGCAGCACTACTAACGACAGTTATGTAGTTTATAACTACGCAGAACAAAGTTGGTACTATGGAACACTGTCGCGCACCGCATGGCAGGATAACGCCCTATCCAGTTTGCCTATAGCTGCCTCTACTGATGGGTATTTGTACTTTCACGAGGACGGTTTAGACGACGGTAGCACTAACCCGGCCAGCCCTATAGATAGCTATATTCAGTCCAGCACGATCGCTATAGGGGACGGAGATCAGTTTATGTTTTTGAGTCGTGTCTTACCTGACTTGACATTCCGTAACTCCACCGCCGCGACACCCGCGGCTACGTTTACGCTTAGTGCACGGGATTTCCCCGGTGTTGATTTTACACAAACTAACGCAGGCACTGCCGAACGTACGGCAACAGCGCCAATAGAGCAGTTCACTGACCAATTGTTTTTCCGCCTTCGTGGGCGATCTATGGCCTTGAAAATTGCGGCAAACACCCTCGGAACACAATGGCGTTTAGGCACACCCCGTGCCGATATACGCCCAGACGGGAGGCGTTAATGGGCCAACCAACATCAATTCCGTTTTTTGCCGCGGCTCCCGCGGAATATCGACAAGACTATATGGCGCAGGTTACCCGTGCTTTCTCAGTATATGCTCAACAGCAGCAAAACCCCGGCACCGTGCGGGCCAGTACACTAAACATATCCGGCCTGTCGGTTTATGCGGACAACGCTGCGGCGGTGGCTGGTGGCTTGGCTGTTAACGATGTATATAAAACCGCAACAGGTGAACTAAGGATTGTAGTGTGAGTAATAAAGAAACCACAAAAAGCAAAGATGTCTCCGTGCTGGTCACGCCGCCGAAACCTATGGGTGGCGGTATTCTTCTGGGGAAATGAAGGGGGCCGACAGTGCCTGTACGGACCATGGAACCAGACGACGTGCCCGGAGTAATCGCCCTCGGGTACCAGATGCACCAAGAGAGTGTGTACCGGCATTTTGACTTTGACCCGAACAAGTTTGGTCGTCTGCTTTACCACTACATAACGAACCCCAATAGCTTCTTCGCTTACGTTGGTACGAACAAAGGCACCTTAAACGGTGTTCTTCTAGGCTCTATTGGCGAACATTACTTCGGTACCGACTTGATCGCATCGGACACACTGTGGTACGTCTCTCCACAGAGTAGGGGCTCTCGAGTGGCTCTACAACTCTTACGCGCGTACGAAAAGTGGGCCAGAAATCACAACGCTGCCGAAATCTATGTGGGTGTGTCGAGCGGACTACGAGCGGATAAAACCGGCACCATGCTGCAAAAACTCGGATACGATGTTGTGGGTGGAAATTATAAGCTACGTGTTGTAGTATAAGCTATATGACGGATGAGAGGTTTTGCGGATGTGTGGCGGTGGAGAGAATAGCTACGGCAAAGACGATGACGGCGACGGAAAAGTATCTATAGGAGAAACACTCCGGGATATGTTCGACGGCGGTGGTCCGGGGAAGTCGGGCGACACTTTTGAAGGCGCTTTGTCTGGCATTTCTAACGCTATTGGTGCGACCCCCCTCGGCTCTGGTCGAAAACCTACAGGACTAGCGAAACTTGTCTCCGGAGCTACGGGTATTGGGGGTGAGGCAAGCCCAACTTCCGGGGCCCTTATTGGGGCACTTACCGGAGGTATTCCCGGCGCGCTCATGGGTTACGCCAGTGCGAGAGGTCGCAATGCAATACGAGATGGCGGCGGCCTACGTTCCTTGTTCGAGGGTCAAACTGCTGACTCCACAATGGGCGATACGTCTACCGCTACAGGTGCAGCGGTGGAACAATCCTTGCGTCCGCAGAGTCGCTCTACGCAACCTGCTAGTCGTCGCGCTAGCCGCAGTTCTGTAAGGCGTGAATCGCCTGTGGAGGTAACAGAATCAACCGTGGAGGCAACAGATCCAACTGTGGAGCTCACAATGAGCGAAGCGGCGGCGCAGGGAGGGTTTCAACCCATACCAAACCCCGACTACAATCCTGCAGACCCTATGTCTCCGATGTTCGTGTCTAACCCATCGTATGCGCAGCTGCTCGAGTACCGTGACAGCCAGCTGTTTGGGGACGACAGTCAGGCGTCTGAGGGCGGCATACTTACCATGGCTGAAGGTGGCGAAGTTAGTGGTGGCAACGAGAAGACCGCTATCGCCGATGCCGTCAGTGCTATTAAGGGCGAGCTATCCGAAGTACGGGCCGCACTGGTACTCGGTAAGTTCTTGGAGCGTTACGGCGAAGACGCACTACGTAATTTGATTAGTACCGTGCAGTCAGGGGAGCTTGACGATACGGTAGACCGTTTTGCGCGTGGCGAAGCGGGGGAAGTACGTGGTCCGGGTGATGGCTCCGGTGTGGACGATAAAGTCCCTGCTTCCCTCGAAGGCCAGCAGGATGTACTGCTTGCAGACGGAGAGTTTGTGTTGCGGAAAAAGACTGCGGACGCTCTCGAAAGGAAATACGGCGGTGGTTTTCTAGATGCCGTTAACAAAGCCGAAAACGATGCCCCCCGCACCATGCAACAATATATGGCGCGTAGCTAACGCAAGGAGCTAACCGATGTGTTTTAGTCCCAAAACGGTTTACAACACTACTACTAGCGAGGGGAGTAGCACCTCGGACCTTCCGGAATGGGCAAAACCCTACTTCGAGCGTAACATCGCTAAGGCAGAGGCAGAGTTTTCCAAGCCGTATGAGGCTTATCGCGGCGAACGTATTGCTGGCCCAGACGCTGCGACACTGGCAGCGCGCTCTAATGTCGAAGGCATGGTGGGTCAGGGGATTCCCGGGCTGGACGTTGCACAGGACTACACCGCTGCAGGTATGCAGAGAGCTAGTGAACTCGGTCAGTATGGCACGGGGCAATTCTCCGAGTTTGGATACTCGCAACCTGAGACATTTACAGGGGCCAACGTGACGCAGTACATGTCCCCATATCAGCAGCTTGTGACTGATGCACAGAAAGACCGCGCTATACGAGACTTTAACCGCCTGCAAAGTACTCGGGATGCAAAGGCTGTAGAGGCGGGGGCGTTTGGGGGTTCTCGGGCAGCAGTGCAGCAGGGGGTAGCGGAAGGAGATCTTCTGGACCGGATGGCAGCTATCCAAGCTGAGGGCGACCAGCGGGCGTTTGATGCCGCCACTACACAGTTTGGTGCCGACCGCGCCGCGCTGATGACCGCAG